GTTATAATATCCAGTGTGTTTAATAGCCTCGAGTTGATTCAAGGCTATTTGAGTACTCATTACACTTGTAGTTATTTTATCGACTTCTTGCATAATTTCTTAATTTTTAAAAATTCGTCATAAGTTACAACTGTTTTCGATTCGTCAAAACAACGCACATAAAATTGGTCATCAGATTTGAATTTAGTATAAAAATTTTCAGAAGGTGTTATTTGCATTGCTGCATTGTGATTCCAATTGCTCATTCCTTTTCTAATTTCTTGAAATTCCTCTGTTGTTAATTGATTGCAGTCAATTTGAATGTTTGATAAATTTAATTCCATTTTATTTATTTTTTAGTTATGCTGAAAAATCTTTATAATCGTTTACTTCTATTTCTGATGCGTCATCTAAAATGCTGGTTAGAATTTCTTTTGCTTTGTCTATTTCAGCTTCTAAATATTTAACTCTATTTTCTAACGCTTCAATTCTTAAAGATTGAAACTTTTCCAAATCTGTTGATGGTGTTTTGTCTATTGTGTATAATTCGTTTGTCATTTTAATAAGTGGTTTTTAATTGTTCAATTGCTTCTTCTTCAAATTCTTCAAAGCAATCTGTTAATAAATCCATTGCATCGATTCCGTTTAATTCTACTTCCCAAAAATCAAATGTTGCTGGAGAACCTGGATATTCATAAGTCTGTTGTTCCATTGGTTCATAATCATATTGAACATCAAAATCGAACCCTCTAAAATTAATTGTTGCTTTCATATATCTTATTTAATTTAAGTGAAACTTCATTAAATGCTTGTTCAAAATCTTCTTTAGTGCAAACTATTGAATCTTCATTAAATGCTAATTCAACGTGTTTAAGACCTATTTCGTAATGGTCATTCATATTAGTAACGCAAATACATTTTTTTTCTGAACAAATCTTAAAGTAGTGAATACTTGTTTTGTAGTAAGCTGGTAAATTAATTTCTACTTGTTCCTGTGTTATTTTTTTAATTGTAAGTTTCATTTTCTAATTGTTTAATAAATTGTTTTACTTTTTTTTCTAATTCTTCTGGTGTAAAGCCATCTTTTATTTTTTGCTTTACAAATACCCGAATGAGTGTTTTTTTCTCACTCGGTTCAATTGCTTTTCTTCCCATTATGCTCGTGCTATTTGTGTTATAATATAAATTAGTAATATAAATGCAAATGTTAATTGCGGTTTCTTGTGTTGTAAAAAGTGTTTCATTGTTTAAGTTTAAAGATTAATGCAGTTTATAGTATTCTGCTCCACTTTTTTATTAGTTATTGTTTTTTAAATAAGAAATCCAATTTGTATTAGTATAAAAATTTTCATATTCAAAATTAAAATCTCTTTCAACTTTTTGTATTTCTTCAATATTGTCATAAATAACAAATCCTTTATTAGTAATTTTTACAAAAGAACATTTATAATCAATTTCTATAACTTTAACGTCAAAACCTTTTTTAGAAAATGTAGCTTTCTTTTTAGCTATACTTACAAACGAACCATCTGTAAGAACAAAGAATAGACCAAATTTACCAGAACATAATTTATCACTCACCATAACTCCATCTTTAAACAAGCAAATAGTTTTCTCACTTCTAAATAAAAATCCACCATTTAATTCTTGCTCAATTAAAATATCATATTTTCTATTAATTTTAGAAATAGTTTCTGAAGTTACTTGGTCTGATATACCACCTAAAATAGTATCGTCTTGACAATCAAAGTATCTTCTCATTCTATCATCTTGAATTTCATAGTAAGGTGCTAATGCTTGTTTTCTGTTTTCTTCTAATTTTTGAATAGTTGTCATATTTTTTTTTATTTCTTGTTATATAAGTACAAATATAATACTTTATTTCAATAAAAAAGCTTTTTTATATTTTTTTTACGATTATTTTTTAAAACATAGTTTATTTATATTGATTATAAATAATAAATGTTCATTATTTAATACATAAAGTCTTTATTTGTGCGTAATAACAAACAAAAAAAAACACCTCAAAAGAAGTGTTTAAAAAAAGAGATTAATGCAGATCTATGGTATGCCTTTAACCTACGTTTGTAAATTTATGTTTATATTTTCGATATAATAAATAAATCGGTATTAATAAAATTAACCACCAATAATTTGAATTTCTTTCAGTTTCTTTTTGTTTTACTTCTATACTTGCTTTACTTTTAGTTTTAATAGCGTTTTGTTGCTTTTTAGCTACTTTCTCAACTTTGTTAGTAGTTACATTGTTTTTAGTTTTTTTACTCTTTAAACGAACGTTTTTATAAGTTTTACCATTTACAACTATTTCCTTTGTGTTATCAATTGGAATTATTTCTATTTCGTCAGTTGAAGTGCAATCGATAACTTTTGTATTAGTATCTGTTTTCGTTTCAATTACTGAATTATCAGTTGTTACCTCTTTAGTTGTTACATCGGTTTTCGTTTGTTGAGTTTTACGAGTTCCGCAACCAACTATTAAAAACGTAATTAAAAATAATAAGATTAGTTTATTTCTCATAATATTCAGTTCTAAAAATTTCTATTAATTCATTTATATTATATATCTTACCATCTTTAAAATAAATGTAATAATCATTTTTCAATGGTGTGGTCATATCATTTAACCACTTTGTAAATTCAATAGTAAAATTATATGTTACCATAAAACAAAGCATTAAAATAAAATAAAGCACCCACATAAATTATTTTACGCCAACATATAATATCTGCTTTCTATTTCCTGACTTTCTATAACTAACGTGAACCCAAGCAGGATTTTCTTTAGTTCCATATTCCCAGATCAACTGATCAAACTCTAAATTATCTTTAATAAAATTGAAGATTTGCGCATTTGTAAAGCCTTTTGTCGCTTGTATATCTATTGCCTCGCCTGTAACGTGTTGACTTGTTCTTGAACCTCCAACTGCATTATTTAAAAGCAAACTTCTATAAAAAGATGATACTCGAATAGGCTTTTTAAAGTGTTCTCTAACTATATCAAAAACTCTAATACCTAATAACTGCATATTTATTAAAGCATTTGAGTTCGGAGTGTTATTAATTCCTTTTCTTATTGCAGTTTGCGAAGTAACCGCTTCTTGATACGTTATGTATTTTGAAATGTTTTTCATAATCTATTACTTTAATTCATTAATATCTTTTTTCAAATCCTTTGCTTTAGAAATTATTGATTTTATTATAAAATAAAATGATTTATTGCCTAACTTTTGCGAAGTTTCGTCTATACTTTTTACTTCAATATACAACCAAAATACAGTAACTACTTTTGAAATCAATAAAGGAACTCCAAATAAAGTATTATTTTCAATTATATGTTTATCAATAAAATATCCTAAAATAATTGAGCCAAAATAAAAGAAAGTTTTAACTACAATATTAAAAAGTTTTGTACTTCTAAAACTACTCCAACCATTTAATTTAATACTTATATAGATAGCGAATAAAGTATCAAATAAAACCGCAAGTCCTGTTAAAATTAAAAGTCCTTTAATCGGTGTTACAAAAGTAAGCAAACAAATTAACATAGTTTTTAAAAAAGTAAAAAGATATAGTTTCATTTTAAATATTATTTACTTCTTTAATTAGAATAAAAAACTTCATAACCAGCTTGTTCAAGTGCAACTTGTACGTAAGCTAAAGCAGTTTCAATAGTTTGTGTTTCTCCCTCTTGTAATTCTACTGTAAGATTACCATTGGGTACATTTGTACTAATTGCGTTTGCACCCTCTTTAAAAGCTATTTTACTTGCATAATTTGAAGATGCAATTTCTAAAGTAGTTCCGTTTGCTCTACCAGCAAACTCTATTCTACAATAAACTTCAGGCATTTCAATAGTTGTACCTGTAATAATAATTTTTGATGTTTCTGTTTGTTTTACTAATAATCCCATATTTTTATTTTTAAATTATGAATTGCCACCCAGTGGACTTGTTTACATATAATCCCTCTACCATATCTGTGCAATAAACAATTAAACCAACCGCTGGTGATGCTATTGCTAAACGTTGTGAGTTTGTCATTCTTGGAGGAAGAAAACCTCTTGTTGTACTATCTATTTGTAATTGAGCTGAAGCATTTACTGTATCTGTATTAACAGAAGTTTGACCTCTTAATGCAGTTCTTATTATTGAAGAGTTTCCTAATACAACTGAATTTGAACCAAGTCCTATTGCATCATTTCCTATTACAATTTGGTTAGTTTGATTATCTGCTAAAGCTCTTGTGTTTGTTCCTAAAAATACTGAATTGTTTGTAATTGTGTTTGCAGTTGTTCCATCTGCTATGAAGCGACCTGCATTAGCTCCATTAGCTGTGTTACTACCTCCTGTTGTGTTGCCAGCAAGTGCACCAAGTCCATTAGCAGTATTGTTAACTCCTATTGTGTTGTTTTGAAGTGCACTAACCCCATTAGCAGTATTGCTAAATCCTGTTGTGTTACTAAAAAGCGCATCACGCCCATTAGTAGTATTGCTAAATCCTGTTGTGTTACTAAAAAGCGCATTAACCCCATTAGCAGTGTTTGAATTTCCTGTTGTGTTACTAAAAAGTGCATCACGCCCATTAGCTGTGTTGCCAATTCCTGTTGTGTTGTTAAGAAGTGCATGACGCCCATTAGCAGTGTTATTTAATCCTGTTGTGTTGTTTTGAAGTGCATTTGAACCAATTGCTGTGTTTGAATTTCCTGTAGTATTTCTTCTTCCTGCATTTAAACCTATAAATGTATTAGAAGTAATATTACTAACTCTAATTTCATTTGAGGCTGTGCCATTACTGCTTATAAAAGTTGTTGTAGCACTTGAAGTTCCAATAGTTCTAATTGATAAAACAATAGTACCATTAAAATCAGTTGTAGGTGTTATAACAAGTGTTCCTGTTGTAGTAGCTTGTGTACCTGAAGCTCCTGTAGCAGTTATTCCTGCTGTTGAACTTCCTCCAAAAGCAATTGTAAATGAACCTGCTGTTCTTCCTGTTACAATATATGTAATTTGATAAAACGTACCAATAACTGCAGCTAAAGCGCTTGTAAGTGTAGTAACAGAGCCTACAATATGTGTATATCCTGTAGCAAATGATGTTCCTGTCCAAGAAGCATCTCCAGTTCCTGTTGTTAGTAGTTCAGCTCCTAAAGGTGCTGTATCGGAGGCAGTTGTTCCTTGAAGAGTTTGCAATCCATTTAATAATGTAGAACCATTTCCAGCAACTTCTAACAAATTAGCATTATCCGCACTATTACGAACTCTAAAAGCTATGTCAGTTGATAACGCACCTTGTGCTCTTACGTCAAGTCTTGTAGTTGGAGTTGTTGTTCCAATACCAAGTCTCTTATTAGTATTATCCCAAAATAAACCATTGTCTCCTGCTTGAGTAGTTGCACCATTAAAGAAAGCAACTTGACCATTTGCACCTGTGCCTGTAATTGGATTTGTAATGGTATTCTGCTTTAAAGCCAAAGCATCAAATACCGCATTTTGACTTGGTGCAATTGTAGTAACTCCATTTGTAATTGAATCCTCTATAATAGTTTTATTTTTCCATAAATCCGTAGAAGTTTCGTAAATTAAACCTTGATTATTTAAAGGTGTAGAAATTGCAACATTATGAAGTTCGTCAAGTTCCCAACCATTCATTATTTTTACATAAATCTTACCATTGTTTGCGTGTGCGTATTCTACATATCCTACAATAACAATATGAGCAGGTGCAATTGGTTTAACGTTTGTTAATCTACCAGCAGTTGTTGGACTAAGATATAATACATCGCCATCGCTCCAAGTTTCACCTTGTAAACTACCTGTTGTATTTATATTTTCAAGTTGTCCAACAGTCATTATAAATCCCTGTTGATTTGTTGCAATAGTTTCACAAACAACTCCTAAAGTATCTGCTGAATTATTATCGTTATTAGCTTGTGCTAAATTAACTGCTAATCTTTGTCCTTGCGCTCCGCTTATTCTAACAACTTGGTAAGATGCTTTTGTAAGTGTAGTATTTGGTGTTACTTTGTTGACTATTCGAGCCACTAAATCAACTCCATTTTTTAAAATAACGTTACCACCTTTTAAAGTAGTTTCTGAACTTCCTATTGTATCATTCCATCGAGTTGTGCCTACTTCCGCAGTTCCTGTTGGTGTAATATCTAATGTTAATTGACCAGCTTTTAATCCGTTTTCACCTAAATTTACATTTTGATTTGCTCCTGTGTAAGGCACGAAACCTGTAACGTCTGGAATGTCGCTTAACATTGCATAAGTTCCATCTTTGTTTGGCTCTGTTCTTGTTCTATTAGCAGTTAAGGAACTTATTTCTTTTGTTAATGTAAAATCATTTTGATTTAATGTTTGTTCTAATCCATCTTTTTCAATAACTTTAATAATTCGACCATTAATGTCTCTAAAATCAAATTGTCCGTCAGAATAACTTATTTTAGCATAAGCATCAGTAGCAGAATCATATAATTGTAATTCAGGAATTAAAATTGGATTTGTTGTAGCATTACCAATATCTGTAACATTTTGCAAATCTTGAACGTCTGTAACTTGCAATTCCCAAATTGCGCTGTCTTCTGTTGCATCAGTACAAACATAAACATCACCATTATCTAAAATCCAACGACTATCTATTGCAAATCCTTTAGTAATATCATCTGTTGCACTTGGCGTAATTGTAAAATTATGCGAAACTTCACGAATAGTAAATCCATCTTGTTGCATTACATATTGACGACCTGCTTCCCACTTCAACTCATAATCTAAAGAGCAAACTAAAGCCACTCCTTTAGCTCCACCATTACCAGAATCTGTTAAACCCTTTCTTATTCTTGAACCATTATCAAAAGTAATTTCATCGCCATTACTAATAAATATATTCTCGCCATCGGTTGCATTACCCTCTGATAAAACATCGTTTAAGTTTTGAGTACCTCCTCCGTTTTGAGTAGTAACAATAATTTGAGTAACATTTGGAGTTGCGTTTATCGTAACATCCTGCTCTACTTTAGTAACATTTATATTAACTTGCTCCATTATACTGTAATTGTTTTAACAACTTGAAATAAACCACCTACATAATATTTAACATCGCCACTATCTAAAGTAATTTTAATATCATACTCATAGTTGCAAGTTGGAATAGTAATTATTTGCTCATTGATTTTAAATTTTCCATCAACTGCATCTGTTATTGTAATTCCATCATTTTCAACACTTGTTAGTGTTAAAACAGGACTTGAACAAGCATCTTTTTTAACTTGCATACGAATAACCGCACCTGTTAAATCTAACGGATCGCCATCTATTAAAATTTCAAATGGTACTTGGTTAAAAGTTGCGTTTCTTTGCGCTTGTAGGTTTAATATTCCTATCATTTTGCTCTTGCTTTTTTAAAAATAACTCGATTTTCTCGATGTTAATTTCTTGTTTTACATTCGTTTTTTTAATTGATGCCATAATACATATTCATCTTCTGTTATTCTTTGTTTTGGAAAATACCAACCGCTATTACTCGATAATTGCGGATTTACAATTGCATCTGAACTACTAACATATTCAGGTAATTGCTTTTTACACAACCATTTTTTCATTCTTTCAGCGTACATATCAGCAACTAATCGTCTTTCATTTACTAATCTCGATAACGTTTGTTCAGTAACCGCAGTTGTATTTGCAGGTGTTGGAATTGTTATACCATTATTAGCAATACTAAAAGCACCGATTTTCAAATACTCTGTGGCGCTCTGCTGAATTAAAAAAGGTTTTATGTAATCATTATACAAAGTTAAGTATAATCCGCTTAAATCTTCATTTTCGAAGTCAGTTTCTATTTTTTCATATAAAACTTCTCCTAAAAGTTCCTCCAATCGTGTAGCTTGTGCGTCTAAAATGCACTGACGTAATTTATCAGTATCTATATTACCACCTAAAGGAGTGTTTTTTGTTATGTCGTTATCTGTTAATAGTATTACCATTTTACTCTGCTTTAAAAAAATTATTACTCGCTTGTGCAGGTTGTGCAACTAAAGGATTATTTTCTTCCCACATTGCATCTTTACGTTTATCAGGATCTAAATCTAAAATCATTTTACGTGCCTGATTAACAGAAATTGATTTATTATTTTTTCTTAAATATATTTTACGCATCCAAAAATGCTTACAATTAACTCCGCCTTTGTATAACCAAATTGAATAAGTATCTGCACCTTTTAATCCCAATCCAGGATTTACTACTTTACTACCTGCCAATTCAATATCCTCTTTGCGATATACTTTATTAGCGTTAATCATTTTATTACAAAAATCTCTTTCTCCCTCTTTTGCTCCTGCATATTGATAACGAATTTTAAAAAGACTTGTGTCTTGTTCACTTGTAACGTTTGGAAACGAACTCGGTACTTTTGCTAAATGTAAAGCGGTTTCAGTTAGTTGAGGTTCGCCACTTATTGCAGTTTCATCTACTAATTCCCACTCGTTTTCGTCTATTATTTCGCCTAACTCAATCAATGGTTCTGCAATTGGTTTTATTTCTTGTTTTGATAATACAAGTTGTTCACCGCTTTGTGCCTCATCTGTTTTAGATTGTCTTAATGGAATAAACTCTAAAGTTTCTTGACCTCCTACTAAATTAAAAACTTCTTGAAAAGCATCAAGTATAATTTCTTGTTTTGGTTGTATAACATTTAACATCGTTTCGTTAAATGCGGTTTCAATTTCTTCTGCATTACTTGAAAATCCTGCTGCGTTACTTATTCCTAAAATAGCACTCGATACAACCTTATGCGCAACCATTAACTTTTGTTGTGCCTCTCTACTTAAAAACTCATATTGTTGGTATGCGTCAACTATTTGAACTTGCTCTATTGTTGTTGCATTTTCTTTACTATCGTTAAAAGCTACAACTACAACTCCTGCGTTATTAGTTCCTGTTGTTCCACCTTTATATTCTCTTGAAATTTTATTACGTTCTTCTTCGCTCTCAGGAACTCCGTTATTTAGATTTATGATAGTTGAAACCATAAATTTATTTTGAACGTGGTTTATAAAGAAATTAGATATTTCTTCTTCAACCTTTGCGTATTGCAAAGCACTTACATAACTTGGATTTGAAAAATAAAATTGACCTACTTGATAATCTTTAATTACAAATATTTCACTTCTATCACCTCCTTTACCAAACCCATAAGCGTCAATTCTTTTAGGTGGGTATTTTCTTTGATTGCTCCAATCGTAACAATACCAATATGCTGTTATTTTTCCCTCTTCATTTGCCTTTTCAGGTGCAATTTTTTCTTTAGGTGTGTGAACTATTTTTAAAGGTTTACCTCCTTTATAGATAATTTCAAAAGATGCCTCTTCAAACATTTCAAAATCTTTTACAATTTTGCGAACTTCTTTTTTATTAAATAAAGGAATGTCGATATTTAAACCTAATCCGTAAATCATACGACTATACGAATCAATAATAGCTGAATTTGTAGAGCTACCATTGTATCGGTCTATAATATATTGGTAAAACTCATTATTTTCGCCATTTAAAACCCAGTCTTTTCCGTGTCTTTCGTAAACGTCTGGTCTTACATAACTCGATAATTTAATAATTTCTATATTTGGCTTGCTCATAATAGTTTATAATTTTCTAAATCGGTTTCGGTTGTTGCGTATGCTTTACCACGCCACACCAATTCGTTGTTATTTCTGCATACAATTTCGTAACTACCACCATCTTTAAATTCAAAATCAAAATCTAATCTTAAATATCCATTATCTTTGAATGATGTTATATTTTCAATTGTAGTATTAGTGTCTGTTAACTCGTGTCGAATATCTAAAGTAATATTTTCAACGTATAAACGTGGAACTACTTTTAAAGTATGGTTTAAATTGTTTGAATTAAATACTTTCATAATTATATAACGAAAAAGTTTGATTTTTTTGCAAAAAAAAAGGTATGAATTTAATCATACCTTTTAAAAAAATAAAATTTAATTAAGCCTCTCCAATTATTTCAGTTGAAACTAATGCTAATAAAGCAGTTTTCATTGATGAATTTAAAAATGGTGCGCCAAGTTTTTCAGTACCTGTTAACTCAACAGTGTATCCTGTTAAATCTCCACCTGCTCCACCTGATACGATAGTTCCAGCTGTCATTTCCATTCCGTTTTCAACACCACAAAGTAGTATATTTCCGTTGTAGTCCTCAACAAATACTTGAGGTCTTCCGTACATCATTAGAGTTAACTCTTGTTGAGTTTCTGCATCTAATTTTG